TCCGGCCCGGGCCCCTGTCTGGCTGGAACGACTGCTCATGGAACCGGCAGCGGGAACAGAGGGGCCCAGCCCTCCCAATCTTGGCAATTACACCTTGCCGGTGCAGCTGGCCGAGGCCGCAGACGCGCTGACGGTGCTGGATGCCGAGGATTACCATCAGTGGATAGAAGCAGGCATGGCGTTACACGCTACCAATTTGGGCGACCTGGCTTACCAGGTCTGGGTGGAATGGTCAGGCCAGTCGGGGAAGTTCGACCACAAGATTCAGCGGGCGAAATGGTTGTCTTTTTCAACCAAGCGTGTTGCCGGTGTGACGATTAAAACCCTATTTTCCCGCGCTCAGGCGGCAGGATGGAAAAACCCCATGTCAGGCACCAGCTCGGCAACACCAGAACCGGAAGTCACAATTTCCGACCTTGAAAAGCAATTATTGGCTTTTAATGCCTTTGCCGATCCATTTACTCCAATACCGCATTTCGTTGACCGCTGGATCCCGCACAACGAAGTTACCCTATTTGCCGGTCACGGCGGCAGCGGTAAATCTTATGTGGCGATGTCGCTGGCCATCCACGTTGCTCTAGGACGCCCGTTCTGCGGTTTGGACACCGTGGCCGCACCTGTTCTATTCTTCAGCGGCGAGGATGGCGCACAGGTTATTTTGCGGCGTTTTCACAGTTTATGTAAGGCGTTGTCCGTGGCGCCGGCCGACCTGGATGGCAAGCTGCTGCTCCTGGACGCCTCCGATATTGACCCGGCGCTGCACCGCGACGCCCGCGGCGTTACCGAAACCAAGCTCCTAGGCGCGCTGTCCGAGCTGGTCGCCAAGCGCAATATCGGGCTGGTGGTGGTCGATAACGCCAGCGACACTTTTGACGATGACGAGATTAAACGCGCTCGTGTGCGCCAGTTCGTGCGATCGCTGCGCTCCCGCATCGCCCGGCCAGGACGCGCAGTCCTGCTGCTCGCACACGTTAACAAGGTGTCTGCCATTTCAGGCAGGGAGGCGGGCAAAGAAGATTATTCCGGCTCCACCGCCTGGCACAACTCGGTGCGCTCGCGCCTGTCGCTTAACGTTGAAAAGGACGAGGATTGCCTGACCATCGAGCACCAGAAGGCCAATCTAGGGCCGCGGGCAAAGCCGGTGCGCCTGCGCTGGCATGACGGTGTGCCGCTGGAGGATGGCAGTTTTACCGATGTTGGCGCCGCCGCCAATGCCGCATATGTTGCCTCCGAACAAAAGAAAGCCGCAAATCTGGCAAAGGGCATACTGGTTAGCATGATTAAGGATTTTAATAATCGTGGCGAAATGGTCACCACATCTAATACAGGCGGTTTCTCGGTTTGGCACCTGTTGAGCAAGCGGTCAGGGTTTCCCAAAAGCGTTAAATCATCATCTGACTTGATGGATTTGCTGGCCGAAATGCAGGCCGAGGGAAGCATTTATAGATCAACATTTAAGACTAAAGACAGGAAATTGCGTGAGGTATTTATTGCTGGAAGTGCGCCAATGCAGGCAGAAAACGACCAAGAGGAGGCTAATTGATATGTTAGTGAGAACTAACATAAATGCGCCAAAGAGGGTAAAAAGTGCGCCGCGCTCCTCCCCCCATACCCCCCCACCGCGGTGCGGCGCATTGGCGCACCGCCCGCGCTGTAGTGCGCCAATGTTTAAGATGGCGCGCATTGGCGCACTATGGCGCGCATTGGCGCAATAACAGCATGGAAAATTATATTAACTGTCGGCAATGTCATAACGTTTTTTGTGCAGATGAAGAATGGAAAAAAATTTGTTTAAAATGTTGGATAAAACAAAAGAAACGCGCAGAAGAAAGCAGGTATCAAAATTCTTATAGGTTGCCGCCGCCCAAACACAATGTCAGCAACGAATTAAAAGAATTGCTGCCGCTTTTGATTCGTTTGTGCCATCCAGACCGGCACAGCAATTCTGAAACCAGCAATAAAGTGACTCAATGGCTGTTAAAACAAAGGGACAACACATGACACCAACGCAACGCAGCCTGGCAGCTCTCCGTGAGCTAGGGTATCTGGTCGAGGTTGTAGAGAAATGGAACTCATTTACCCGAACTCGTAAAGACTTGTGGGGATGGGCGGACTTGCTGGCCGTCAGGCGCGGCGAGGTGTTGGCTGTCCAAGTTACCGCCCAGGCCGTTGCTAACCGGGTTCAAAAGGTTGCTGCATCTGAAACCATCAGCAGGGTGCGCGAGGCTGGGGTGCGGATTGAGGTTCACGGTTGGCGTAAAAATGCAAAGGGACGGTATATTCAACGAATTGTTGATTTATCCTAATTTTTGCGCTTGCGCGCAGAAAAAATGTGGACTAAGATACTTTTGCGCGAGTCTCCTTGGCAGCGCAATCCCGCGTGGCGGTGGCAAGAGCGATGCGGGCGCTCTTGAAACGACCACCGTCATTTGACGAGGTTTTATGGCCGACTATCAGAAAAACGCCGCGCTTTTTGTTTCCGTTTTGTTCCATTCAGGGAGTTGAAGTAATGGCCGACATTGAGAAAATGGTCGCCGCATTGATAGCATCAGAAAATCAAGACCGCGCAATGAAAATGCGAATTCAAGGTGGCGGCGGGTATGACAATGCTCGCGGCGCTAGATTGCTAGATGGTGGCGGCCGGGCAACGCTTGATATTCCTCTGACCGATCGTTTGACCGTATCACCATATTTTGGTGGTGGCGGGGCGATAGGTAAAGTGCCAACACCGCAAGGCGACTTTAAAATAAACAAATTCGATCCGCAATTTGGGGTTGAATTAAATTATAAATTTGATTAAATGGGCGCCGGTTTTAAAAACCTAGGAAAAGCTGGTCCTGGTCGCCCCAAAGGGTTGCCAAACAAAAGCACAGCGAATGCTCGCGAGGCCATTACACGTTTTGTCGATGGCAACGCCGACCGTTTGCAAGAGTGGTTAGACCAAATCGCAGTGCAAGACGGACCGCAAGCTGCTTTTAAATGTTTTTCAGATTTGCTTGAATACCACATTCCGAAGCTGGCGCGGTCAGAGCAAACCGGGCCAGATGGCGGGCCACAGGAGCACACGTTCCGGTGGCTTGAGTAATGTTGCACGTTATTCCTTACAAGCCTCGTGCCGCTTTCTTGCCGTTCCACCAGCGCACCAAGCGTTGGTCGTGCCTGGTGGCTCACCGGCGGGCTGGTAAGACCGTGGCGGCGATCAACGACCTGATTCGGGCGGCGGTGACTAGTAAGAGCGAGATGCCGCAGTATGCCTACATTGCACCGTTCCGCAGCCAGGCTAAATCGGTGGCGTGGGATTATCTTAAGCATTTCTCCGCAACCTTTGCCGCCAGCACCAATGAAGCAGAGCTGACCGTGGACATGATCAACGGCTCGAAGGTGCGGTTGTTTGGCGCCGACAATGCCGACTCGATGCGCGGGCTGGGTTTTGACGGGATCTTTATGGACGAGTATGGCGACTTCAAACCTAGCGTTTGGGGCAACGTCATCCGGCCGGCGTTATCGGACCGGCAGGGTTGGGCGGTGTTTGGTGGCACACCGAAGGGCAAGAATCAGTTTTGGGATATAAAACAGACCGCCGAGCGGTTGCAGGATGACTGGTTTTTGTTGCAGTTACCGGCCAGCAGGTCAAAGTTGCTACCCGATGGCGAGTTGGCGGCTGCAAAAGCTCAACTGAGCAAAGACCAATACGACCAGGAATACGAGTGCAGCTTTGAAGCAGCTATCCTCGGCGCCTTCTACGGCACTGAGATGCGCGAGGCTACAGAGCAGGGACGGATCTGCCAGGTCGATTACCAGCCAGAGGTGCCGGTACACACGGCGTGGGATCTCGGCAAGCGGGACGACACCGCGGTTTGGTGGTATCAGGTCATAAGGAATGAAATTCACGTAATTGACTATTTTGCGGTATCCGGCGCCGAAATTTCAGATCTGGCCGCTGTGGTCACCGGCAAGCCCTACCGCTACGGCAAACACAACCTGCCGCACGACGCCAAAGCCAAAACGCTAGCCTCAAGTAGGTCAATCATTGAGCAGCTCGCTGACTACCTGGGCATCAACAACCTGGTTATCGTGCCCGATTTGTCAGTGCAGGACGGCATCCAGGCAG